CTTTAGAAAAGACAATTCAAAAACTTGAAGATGGTACCGCCGAAGCGGACTATTTTTTACGAGTCGGCGATATTCTCTTCTCATACAGCGATGCCCAAGAACGTATTGCCGGCGGAGAACGACCCGTTGAATCCGTCGCAAAAGGAAAGATGCCCGCTAACAGCGTTTATTCTTATTTTACAAACGATGCCGATGACAAATCCACCAAGACCAACGATTTAATTCCTGAGGTCCAAAAAGCATCGGCAATTACAAACACTATTGGATTTAAGCGTGATAAAGCGTTAGAGTCTTACTTGACCGCACTCAATCCTACCGCCATCCAACACGAAAATAGTATCGCCTCCTCAATAACCGAAAATTTTGGAAATTGTGCCGTTTGTGATAGCGAAATGTTATTTAATGAAACCTTTTTGGATTGCCCTCAGTGTGGATACCGCGATTATGTCCTGGTTGACTCCGAGAAACCGTCCTATAAAGATCCACCACGTGAAATGTCGTACTACGCGTATAAGAAAATTAATCACTTGAACGAATGGCTAGCGCAATTCCAAGCCAAAGAAACTACTGAAATATCGCCTGCTATTCTAGACCAAATTCGCCAAGAACTCCGCAAAGAACGTATTACCGACATGAGTAAACTCAAGCCCTCAAAATTAAAAGATGTCATCAAAAAATTAAAGTTGAATCGCTGCTACGACCATGTTGCGCATATTCTTAACCGTCTTAACGGTATCTCCGCACCCGTTTTATCTCGCGAAGTTGAGGAGAAACTACGTTATATGTTTAAGGAAATCCAATTTAGTTTCGTAAAACATTGCCCTAAGAAACGGTCCAATTTCTTATCTTATTCGTTCGTACTTTACAAATTCTGTGAATTATTGGAATTAGATGATTATTTACCCTGCTTTCCGTTGCTCAAAAGTCGTGAAAAACTTTATATGCAAGATAAGATTTGGCAGAAAATATGCGAAGATATGGGATGGGAATTTATAAGAACTGTTTAAGTATAGATAAATATATTTTATTAAATTCTTCTACATAAATTAATAAATACATTTTATGGAACTGTTCTGGATGATTTTTAGCCGAATTTATCGCTAATTCGTGTGCTTTTCTACTCGCTTCGTAGCATACTGGTATTAATATATTAACATCAGTATGTAAATTCATTAATTTTTACCTAATGATTGGTAATAACTTTTCTTGGGCTCTGTTAAAAACATATTACTATATCCTTTAATTGGTATAATATTACCGTAACCGAGTTCCTCCAAAATAAATGTAAACAATTCCTTATTTTCTTGATTTGATTCAAAAAGGATGGTTGGATAATTATTCTTTTTAACCGTCTGGATAGCGCCATTGAGCACATTTAACTCGTTATCTTCAACATCCATTTTGATAAATCCGATATTTTGGAAATTATAGGAATCTAAGGTTCTCACTTCCACTTCCTCTTTTCCTAAAACTGGATCGGCGAATGTTTGTAATGATGATCCACCTCCATCGTTACTACGAATATTCAAGGTTTGGATACCTACTTGGCTTGGGGAGCCCAAGGCAATATTATGGGCTGTTACATTTTTAGCGTTTGACAAGGCGATAGAACCACAGAGTGCGTAATAGGTCATCTTTTGTGGCTCAAAACTATGGACTGTGTTCGCGTGTGATGCCAATGCAATTGAATAAGTACCAGTATGTGCGCCGATATCTAGCATCGCTGAATTTTTATTACAAAACTGCCGGCACCAACTAATGAGCGACTTTTCAAAAAGTCCGTGGTCCACATAATACGATAGATTATTAGCGGGTAAAATATAGACGGTATTCGTGTTTGGATACATCAATTGATTTCTGGTGTCGTTTGCTGTATCATCTTCATGTTGCTTGACGAGTATAAAATAATTCGTTGACATCCTCTACGGTTAGGTCTAAAAACAGCTCTAAATAGAGAGTTAATTGAATGCCCGTCTATGTTGGATTTGATATGGGTATTCGCAATCTTGCGTATTGTGCTATTGAACACGGTATTTCAGGTGAATGGTCGGTAATCGCCTGGGATAACGTTGATTTACTTGAAGGGGGCGAGACGGCACAAACCGCTAAATCGTGTACTGGTTGCGGCTCAGGCGCCAAGTGGATTTCCATCGGTGACGGAACAAAGTGGTGTAAGGCGTGTGCTACCGGTGTTCGTGTTAAGAAGTCCGCTGTTGCGAAGCCATCGTTGCCCTGTTTGCCCTGTGCGCTCGGTGCCAAAGAGCTCAAAGCACTCGCAACTGGCCGTGGAGTCACCGATGTCAAGAAAATGAAAAAGGGTGACTTAGTTGCGTGGGCCCAAAAAGAGTATTTAGTGCCATGGAAACCGGTTAAAACCGCATCGGTGAGCCTGGATACAATTCGGCGCGCTATGAACACCTGGTTGACGTCTGTACTTCTAACAATGAAACGGGCTACAACTATTCGGCTCGAAAACCAGCCGGCGATGAAAAATCCAACTATGAAATCGGTTCAAATTATGCTCTATACACTTCTCGCACATCGGCTGGAGACGGAGCACGCTTGGTCCGGTGGAATTGAGTTCGTCCATGCCGGTGTCAAATCCCGAGGGGTAGATTACACCGATATTAGTGGGGCGTCCGGCGAATATAAGGCACGCAAAGATGGTGCTGAAGCGGATGTGACTGCGTTGCTGGCAAAGGGAGGAGAGGGGGCTGCTAGGTGGGCCGAGTTCTTTGCCGGTCGTTCTAAAAAGTCCGATTTAGCCGATGCGTTTCTTATGGCGCACCGGCTTGCTTGAGCCACTCCTCCTTCATTAACTTCTTGAAGACGACGAAATCCATATCGGAGTCCGGTGTGTACTGTAATTTTTTACCGTTGTCGCCTAAATAATCAAAATAATCGTAGTGGGCGTCATCGTCCTCATTATACATATAGCATTGTATTGTTATACATGGCTCTGTGTTGCTCTCAAGATTTGTGAGTCGGTGAATTTGGTTCAGTGTGGGACTAATCCATGTAACTTCATCCTTAGTAAAACTTGTCGTAGCAAAAGGAGGAACTGAATCCTTTTGGTCGCATAAGAATGGAAATAATTCAACCTGTATGGTTCCGTGAAGAACTCGTATAACAGCGTTAGCAGCGGAATGGCTATGAATTGGCGAATAGTGTCCAATCGGCCAGATTTCCATTACATATGGCACTCCAGGTGATTCACCGTTATTCTGTCCCATTGTGATACGTAAGTATGTCTCTTGTGGATGTGGCTCTTTACTGAATTCATTTGCTTTTTCTGCGAGTCGCTTATAGCACCAGCCATCAGGATTACTAATACTTAATTTGATAGCATCGGAGAAATAAGGAAACTCTGCGTCGTTAAGATAGAAATTCTTGCCCGAAATACAATCGTATAACTTTTGTGCTATAGAGGATAGATTCGCCTTTGGTAAAAAATTACCGGATGCGATATCACTCATCGTTAAATCATCGGTATTTTTCACTTTGAGAGGCAAATTCGCAGTAATTGGATCGCGCAAGAGTCTCAATGGTTTGAGGGTGTCAGCAGCAAACTCAATGGTGGTTAAACTTTCTAAGAATTCAGTCACATCCTCCTTGAATGTGTATTGATAAACGAGAGTATCTAATCGGGGCTCACCGACACCCCCGTATAATGTTTTATTGTGAGTGTCAAGACTGAACCAATAAAATGCGCCACTTTTATTCACTAATCCAGTATTATTCTTCTCATCCACAAGTTCTTTTGGCTCTGAAGAGGATACAATAAATACACGGACTTTGTTTACAATAAATTCAACACCTAACCCGTGTGATTTTTCATTATTTTTAAGAAAAAATACACAAGGTGTTTTATTATCGGTACTTTCAAACAAAATAACACCCTGTCCGTGGACTAAAAGTGGGATTTTTGAAAATGCTCTCAAATCTTTGAGATTGCGAAATTTAGCGGGCATTGTCTCTCTATATTAAGGACTCGGATATGCGTTTGGGAATCTAAAACGAAGACAAAGGAGGTAAAAGAAGGAAACTATGAGCGGTCCTACAATTCGTATTTCCGATAATGTATCATTTCCCGAAATATCGGCCAGCCAGGACTTAGGTCGTTCATTGGATATTTCAAGCCAAAACGATTTTGACCTCAATCTTCTCGGCAATCAGCGTAAGATCGCCGGTTCACTGAGTCGTCCGGCTTCTCCGGCGAACGACGTGCTGAAGCCAGTAGATGACATTGAATTCGTAAGTCTTGATGACACAAATGTAACCTTTGATGTCAAGCCATCTGGAGGCGGAGACAGCATCCGTATCTTACGTGAAACCGGCCCTTCGGCTCCTGCCGGGGGTAGCAGTACCGAGCCATTTCGTCTCGGCGGCTCCGCACCCGTAATGACTCCTACAACTGTCCCAGCTGTAAGTGCGCCTTCTGCCCCAGTCGCAGCTCCTGCTGCCGCACCAGCACCCGCAGCCAAATCTTGGTTCTCCAGCATCCCAGGACTCGGTGGTGCTTCGGCTCCTGCCCCTGCTCCTGCTGCTGCTTCAGGCGGCATCAGTAGCTGGTTCGGTTCTGGTAGTGAATCTAAATCGGCCCCTTCTACTGTCTCTGTCTCTTCAACCCCTTCTGTTTACCTGACCCCCGAACAAGAAGCAGTAAAGAAGACTGAAGGTTTGACCATTTTGGAACGTATGGACCGCAAGGGCATCAGTGGTACAAAGATGGCGATGAGCAACACCCTTGAAGAGATTAACTCCGAAGTCGCTCGTCGTAAAGACTCCAAAGGTTTGGAAGCATCCCTCCGCTTTCAGCGCTCTATGCTCACTACGGTCACCAGTGGTATGGAGTTCCTTAACAGTCGTTACGACCCCCTCGGTCTCCATTTGGACGGTTGGTCTGAACAGGTAAATGAGAACATTGAGGACTACGATGAAATCTTTGAAGAGTTATACGACAAGTACAAGGATAAGAGCAAGGTGGCACCAGAAGTGCGACTCATTTTATCTCTCGGCTTATCGGCCGGTATGTGCCACGTCACCAACACTATGTTCAAGTCTCGTATGCCTGGTATGGACGATATTCTTCGCAACAATCCAAATTTAGCGCGTGAATTTGCCCAGGCGGCAGCACGTGAATCGGTCGGTCCTGGCTTTGCTAACTTCATGTCGCTTGGACGACCTGGAGGTGGTAGCGGTAGCGGAGGTAGCGGCGGTGGTGGCGGTGGCGCCGGTATGGGCGGTATGGGCGGTATGGGCGGTATGGGCGGACCTCCACAGATGCCACCAATGCGTGCGCCACCAATGGAGGAGGAATCGCAGATGGGTGGACAGGAACCTGAAGGCGTCCAAAGCAGTGGCTTTATGGGAATGATGGGTGGTATGATGTCAGGCCTCGGTGCCGCTATGCCTGCCATGCCAACCGCTGGACCTCCTCAGGCCCAAACAGTTCGCCGTGAAATGCGTGGTCCCACCGGCGTAGATGACATTCTTGAACAGTTGAATGCAGGTGGACGACGTGATGCCGAAGAGACCGGTTCTATCGGTAGTGCCTACACAACCGAGACAATGCGCCGTGCCGGACTCAATCGTCGCTCCAAGAAGAGCACCACAACTCAACCAACAGGTGCTGAATTAACGCTCAACGTCTAATTCTTTATAAAAATTGACTCCTTTGTACTCTCATAAACATAGTAAAAAAGTATATTTATGAGTCTACGTCCAAATCAAACTTCCGCAATCAATAAGAGTTTACAAAATGATTATAAATCTGGTGTACATTATCACGCAACGGGCAGTGGAAAGTCTTGGATTGCTATGTATCTTATTCTAAATTTCCATACGAAATATCCCACCCACAATGTCATGTGGATATGTGAAAAAAAGTCAATTCTTATTGAACAATTCAATCGCAAAACTCTAAAAGAACGTGAATTTGACCACATCTTTAAAATTTATAATGTGCTCAATTACTCGGAGTTCAAACTGGCCGATTGGTACAACAGCGTAAACAGCGGTGTTTTCTGGAATAAACCGATTCTCCTCATTATTAATCGTGCGTTTCTAACCTCCAGCGATAAATACCTCAAAATCAAGACTCCCTTTCACCTTATAATCCACGATGAATGCCATACCATCGTCAATAAGACAACGCGAGAGTTCTATGAGCATATGCTGAGCCAGGCAATTGTCCCAAAATGTATCGGCTTCTCCGCAACACCCAACTTGACCTACGAGCCGTACAAAGAGATAATCACGTCGTATTCCATTTACGATGCGTTTCTAGACGGCGTGATTGTACCGCCTAAAATTCAATGGTTCACTTGCGACGATAAATTAGAATATAACGAAATCGGCCATCTTGTCAAAAATCAAATAGATGTCTCAAACCTTCCGTACAAGAAAATTATTGTATGGTGTGGTATGATTGAATTATGCGAAGAGATGGCGAAACTATGGTCTTCCATATTTACGGACTATGTAATCTGTGTAGACACCTGTAAACCGAACAATAGTTATAAATCGTATGAAGAGTTTGACCAACTTGACGGCAAAGGAATACTATTCTGCGCCGCAAAACATCGTGAAGGCTCAGATATCAAACATTTAGACGCCTGTGTATTTCTGGATAAGGTAGACAACCGTTGCCCCAAAGTGTTCCTACAATGTATTGGACGGGTTCTAAGAATAGATAAAGCGAGACTAAAAACATACGGGCTCGTGATTGATGTGAGAGCAAAGAGCTCTCTCACCATTTGTAACAATTTGAATCACTACATGAACTTAGCCGCCGACCTCTTTCCTTGGTCTTACAATTACAATGCCAATGTCTACAATAAAAAATTAGTGAAGGTGAATGAGTTGATGATGATAAAGGCGTCGCCCGTAGTTCAGCCGACAATTGATAATCCATTATTGGATCTTCCTGATACCGTTGCGGTACTCAAAACGCTGTTTGTGCGTACCTTACCAGATGAGAAAGCGTACACCGAACGTTTAGCGTACGAATTGGATATTTTAGAGAGAAAGAATCTTATTTGTCATCTTATGCACGCCATGAAAATATTACATTTAACAAATCATATTCCTCACGTTACACGTGGCTCTTGTGGCTCATCTCTCGTATGCTATGTACTAGGAATCAGTCACATTGACCCCGTTCAAAATAAGATTAAATTCGCGCGATTCCTAAACGAATTTAGAAATAATTTACCAGATATTGATTTAGATTTTCCGCATAATTTACGTGACGAAGTGTTTCTCAAAATCGGCCTCACTTGGCCAGGCAAGGTGGCACGAATAAGCAATCACGTTTATTATCACGATAAATCGGCGCTACGGCAGGCAATACGAAACAACGGTATTCATAAATTCATAGGAAAATACGAGATTGCCAGTGAATTACGACAACTTCCCTCGGCGACCAAATCATCCATTATGAAAGAGAAACAAGCGTTAGAAGATACATTCCGTGGATACTCGCTTCATTGTGGCGGCATCGTCTATTATCCTGAAGGGATTCCACAAGATTTAGTGCTCAAATCGCCCAACCAAACAAACCGAGGTGCCCTCGCACAAGTGAGTATGAATAAACACGACGTGGCGAAAGATAAGAATTTCAAAATAGATATTCTCTCCAGCAGGGCGTTGAGTCAATGCTACGAAGTACATAAATACAAACCGATTCCGTTTGAAGAGTTTACATACGACAAAAAGACCTTTGATATGCTTGCGGCCGGCGACAACATTGGCATCATCTTAGCCGAATCACCGCTCATTCGTAAAGCGTTTATACAAGTGAAACCGCAAGATTTACAAGGATTGGCGATTTGTCTCTCTATTATACGACCGGCGGCTATGGATGCGAGACAATGTATTGATACCCTCAATTACGACGACAATATTATATTTGACGACGACGCCATTGACATCATCAGTAAGTATTTAGATGTAGATGACGCCACCGCAGATAAATACCGACGAGCCTTCTCAAAATGCGACAAGAAAGGTATTGAAGAGTTCAAATCAAATATTCAATCATATCCACGTGAAAAACAGCGTGAAATTATGACAAAACTCGCCAATCTATCCCGCTACGGATTCTGTAAAGCACACGCCTTCTCCTACGCACAACTTATTTGGAAACTGGCGTATATGAAAGCGAATCATCCACAAGAGTTCTGGAAAGCGACACTCAACAATTGCGAATCCATGTATCGTCGTTGGGTCCATTTATACGAAGCGAAACTAGCGGGTGTGGATTACGCGAAACAAATCTTGAAAAAGGATGATATCTCTATTTACGCAACTAATCGCCGACGAAAAATAGAGACCTACACACCATTTCAGCAATTACAAAAGTTTGGGTATTGGATAATGTACAATGAAGACTTCTTTCCTGGTTGTTATTATACCATAGATACAAACGGTGACCACCGATTTAATGGAATAATCGCATCATCGCGAGTGACAAACCATAAAAAAGCGAAGAAAGTGATGCTCTTCATTGGAGTCGCCAAAAGAAAATACATTCAAGTGAACATTGAAAACATAAAATTCTTTGACAGCAAAAAGATTGGAATTGAGGGCGTTGGAAGAGCATTGACTCCTATAGATAATAAATGTTCAATAATAACTGCTATAAAATATCAGTATTATTAGACAAATGAATTGTTTTACTCCTTAGGGAGTTCTGGTTTGGGCTCTGGCTCTTCCGCTTTTTTAAGCGTGAAAAACTTTTTGGCGTTTTCCTCATATGTTTTTCTCTGCTTCTCTAAATCTTGGCCACACCATGATGGAATCAAACAGTATGGACTATTTTCGTTTGCAACAACCCAGATGATGGAAAAGAAGAGTAAGGTGACCCAAAACGCCGCTGCCAAATTACGAGTGGCGATAAACACTACCGTAAAAAAGAGTGCTGGGCGTAACCAAGGCGCCGCCAAAAACTCCTCCTGCTTCTTCGTCAACTCCAAGGACAAGAAGCGACCACCTAAATTGAGTAATAACATAAAACAACCGATAATATACGGATTGGTATTTACGAATAAAATGGCCTGTGAGAGAGGATCCAAGACACCACCAACAGCAGGCTGTCCTGTATTATTATTAGGACTTGGATGGGGTGATAAAGTTGGTGGTATATTCACCGGTTGTGGTGCGGGTATTGCTGATGGAATTTGTACAGGTGCCATACCACCGACAGAAGGTGGTGGTAAATAGGGATTTATAGATGTTGTAGGTAGTGCTGGTGGGGGCACAGGATGCGGACCAGGTTGTCCTATCAAACAGGTACCTCCATTTTTAGGCTGTGCCAGTGGTGGTGGTAAATAAGGATTAATAGAAGTGGTAGGCAAGGCAGGTGGTGGCGCAGGATGAGGACCAGGTTGTCCTATTAGACAAGTACTCACCGGTGTCAACCAGCCTGCTCCTTTTTTCGCACGCTTAGGCATGTCTCCTTACGGTAGTGTGCCATTTTATATGTCGGGGGCCTGGGATTTCTTACAATTT